CTGCTCGAAGAAGTCCCGGCGCCGGGAGACATCTTGGTGCGCGGCGAGGTGCTTCTCAAGGTGCGGGCGGGCGTCCTCCGGCACCCAGGGCTGGGTGAGGAGGGTGTCGATGGCGCCGTCCCAGCTTTCGGGGGTGGCGTCCTGCTGCTCGGCGACCTCGTCGCCTACTTCGTCAGTTTCAAACACGGCATGCTCCTTCGTCGATGTCTACGGTTCTACCACTTCTTGCAGGACCAGTACCGCGCCGTCGTCTTGTCGTCCGCCGTGTCGCAGTTGTGCCGGTCGCGGAACGCCTTCCGACGGTCAGGATCGTGCGCCTTGTCCGGCATGGACGGGTCGCCGAAGCGCACCGTCTTAACGTTGCCGGTGTCCGGGTTGTTCACCTGGACCTTCCACGACTTGTTCTCGCCGGGGGTGGCGACGGGCTTGTTGAGCCGCGCCCGCTCGCTGTCGATGGCCTTCTGCGCGGCCTTCTCGAACGTGTCGGGCGAAGCCATCTACTTCTCCATCCGGGACATGAACTCCGCCTTCTGGTCGAAGCCCATCTTTCCGGGGCTCTTGCCGCCCATGTCCTTCTTGGCCTGCATCGCCTTCTTCGGGTCGGCATCCTTCATCGAGGCGGACTCCCCCAGGTAGCCGGCCATCTGCTCTTCGCCGGTGTCCTCGTCCTCTTCGGCTTCTTTGCCAGCCATAGGCTTGCCCATCGGGGGCTCGGCGCCCATCTCGGTGTACGCCTTGTCGATGGCGCCGCCGGGCTTCATGCCCTCCAGGTCTTCGAGCAGGCTCGCGTCCTGGGTGATCATCGTCGCCAGCTCCTCGGGCGCCTTGCCCGCGGTGCGGTCGTCCTTCTGCGCGAGGATCATCACCTCCGCCGCGGGCGTCTTGCTGTTGCGCTCCTCGAGCGCGGTGGTGAGCGAGGCGAGCTTAGCGCCGCCTTCGGGGCTGGTCATTTGAGCGACGATGTCATCCACGAGGACTCCGGTACCCTACTGAGGGGTTGTTGCTGGCGCCGCGTACGCCCCCGCGCGAGGACTCCTCGGCGGAGATGCGGTTGCGTTCGCTGCGGTAATCCGAGAACGTCCGCTCGTCGAAGCCGTTCTCCCTGCGCTTCGTGATCGCCCGGTGACGGAGTTCGTCCGTCGTCTGCTGGACGTTCCCGCGGGAGTTGAACTGGATGCTGTCGACGGGCACGCCCTTCGTCACCGCGAGGTACTGGCGGTACCGGAGCGCACCCTCTTCGGAGGTGATGTGGACGCCGCCGTCCACCTCGAAGGGCTTGAACGTGTGCACCGCCGCAGAGCGCGCCTGGGCGGTCATCTCGGCGGTGGCGTAGAACGGCACGCGCATGCCGCCGCAGGTCGGGCACTCGGGCGGTTCGTCCTCGGTGTTGTAGAAGACGCTCACCTCGTAGTGCGCGGCGGGCGGCAGGATGCCGTCGGCGGTGCACCGCAGGTCCTTGACGATGTTCATGGCGGCATGCTCCTACGCGGGAGGGGGCGGTGGGGGCCCGTTCGAGAGGTCTTGGGGGGTCGGTTCTGCCATCGCCTTCACGCGGTTCGGGATCGTCGGCGGAGCGGGCTGGGTGGGGTCGACCGGCGCGGGGGGCGGCGGGCCGCCGGGGGCGCCACCGGGCGGCGGCTGCGCGGTCTGGGCCTGCTGCGCAAGTTCCTCCTCGGTCAGCATCAGCGTCATCGGCAACTCCTGCGCGCGCAGGAACTCCTCGGTGAGACGCTTCTGCGAGAGGAGGGGGTTCGTCGAGAGCACGTCCCACGAGGCGCGGAGGCTCTCCGCGCGCACTGCGGGGTTCGTCTCGATGGCGGAGTAGCTGCTCATCTCGAAGTTCGCGTGCATGCCCTCAAGCGACGCGGGGTCCACGGTCACCCAGGTGTCGGAGCCGGTGACCTGCACCAGACGCTCCTTCCGCATGTACCGCTGGGCGAGCAGGTACTGCTTCGCGCCCGTCCGGGTGATGAGGTCGAAGATGTCCCCCTGCCGAGAGGAGAGCCGGTCCTGCGTCGCAGCCTTGATGAACGCCAGCTCGGTGGCAGTCTTCGCCCCCACCGTCTGCCCGCGCTGCGCAGCGGCGAGCGCGCTCACCTCGGCGATGGCCTGACGCTTGCCCGCCATCATCTGGTCGGCGAGCGGGGGGACCATCGGCAGCGGCTTGTTGAAGAACATCTCGCCGACGTTCTTGTTCGACGGCACGTCCACCCCGGCCATGCCGCCGACCGCCATCTGGATGGCGCGCGCCTGCTCCTTGTCGGTGGTGGTCATCTTCTTGTCGTACCAGATACCGGGGATTGAAGCGCGCAAGATGGTGAGCAGGTAGCTCTCCGTCCAGTTGTACTCGCGCTGGTTGTCCAGCAGCAGGCCGATCTCCGAGACCCCGCGGCAGTTCTCGCCGTTGTAGTTGAACGTGAGGTGGTCGTACGGGCGGTAGATGAGTTCGTCCGCCAGCAGCGGGCGCTCGCTCTGCGGGGTGTAGTGGTACACCACCCCGTGCTCCCGGTCGTACACCTCGTAGACGAGGTACCACGACTGGTAGTTGATGAGCTGCTTCGTCTCTCGCGTGTTGCCGCTGCCCTCGATGCCATTGTCCGGCCGCTTGTCCGGCAGCATCCACGTCGGGTACTGGTCCGCCGCGCATGCGAGCGCGCTCTCCGGATACAGCCCCGCGGCGACGCGGTCCTCCATCTCCTTCTTCGAGAGGAGGGTCGCCTCGATCTCGTACTTCAGGTCCTCTTCGACCTGCGCCGTCATGTCGCAGAAGTAGTTCCGAGGGTCTACGAACGTCGACACTGCGCGGTCGTTCTCCACGTCCCACGTCGTCTTCTGGATGCCGATGCCGTTCATCACCGTGTGGTACACGCTGCGGGACAGCCCGCGCCGGAACCGGCACGCCTCGAAGAAGTAGTTGATGAGCGCCTGCCCGCCCTGCACGAAGTCCCCCGGCGCCGGGCCGCGGGGCTTCAGCACAAGCTGGGGGTTCCGCGGCACCAGCGTGGTCATCGCCGTCTCGACGATGGGGAACAGCAGGTTGGTGCTGGTCCGCTGGATGTTCACTTCGGACTCGCCGGCCAGCACGTCCGACCAGGCGTTGCCGTTTACGTACGCCATCGCGCGGTCGTAGGCGCGCTTCTCGCGCGTGCGGAACGCATTGACGTGTTGCGACGCTACTTCGAGCCAGTTGGTCGAGGGCATCTCGGAGTAGGGCGTGGTCGACATCGGGGGAGGCTACCTCATCAGCGCCAGCGCGTCCATACACGCCCGGATGAAGACGGCGGCTACCTGCGGGACGATGGCGTTCCCGTAGGCGCGCAGGCGTCCCACTCGGGCGGGAGCCCCATGAGCCAGCGGGAATGTGCCGGGTTCAACTGGCCGGGCTTTGCCGTCTCGGCAGGGGAGCCAGTCGGGGTTGGACCAAGGATCGGCCACCCCGAGCGGTTCACGCCCGCGTACGGGACCCCGCAGATCGCCGCTACTCGACTGACCGTTTCCTTCCCCTCCGCTATCCTCCGCATCGCCGCTTCGGGCGTTGAGGACAGATGCGCGTCCCCGGACAACGGGGTCGGCCAGCCGGTACGCGCACCAGTAGAGGCGTTGGCGGAGGTGCGGAGCGCCGACCCCCGCAGCACACAGATCGGCGGCCCCGACGGCGTAGCCGATTCCTTCCAGGTCAGCGCGTACAGCGTCGAGCCACGCCCTTCCAGCAGCTCCCGCAACCTGCTCGCCAAAGACGACTGGAGGGTGGCACTCACGGATGAGGCGGAACCACTCGGGCCAGAGGTGCCGCTCGTCGGCGGTCCCTCGACCCTTCCCGGCGACGGAGAAGGGCTGACAGGGACAGCTCCCGGTCCAGACCTCCCGGTCGTCGGGCCAGCCGGCGAGGCGCAGGGCGTAGGACCAGGCTCCGATTCCGGCGAAGGCGTGGAACTGCTTCCGTCCGCGCACGTCATCCGGCGTGAGGGCCTCGATGCTCCGGTCATCCACGACTCCTGGGGCGATGTGCCCGGCCCGCGCGAGGTTCCGCAACCACGCCGCCGGGTAGGCGTCGAACTCGTTGTACAGCACCGGGACGATGCGGTGAGGGCGCTTCTGCATGCTGTTCTTGTTGTACCACGAGCACGTCGGTACGTCAAGCCTACCAGTCCCGCTCCGCGCGCTTCTTGTCGATGCGCTCCCAGCCCTCCAGCCACGCATCGGCCGTCAGCACAGTGCTCTTGGGCGCGGCCGGCTTCGGCCGGCGGGGGAGCCCGAGGATGGGCGCGCAGTACGCGAAGATGAGGCACGTAATCGCCCTGTCCCAGTGGTGCTTTCGCCGGCTCGTCTCCTCTCCTC